CTTCGGGTCCGAAATTCCTGACATGTAGAGCGCTGCTACTGCAGCAACAGATGCACGAAGCCAAGTTGCTCCTGCAGCCTTAAGTACGTTGATATCCATGTTTCTCCTTACTAGATGCCCTCGTCTAATAATCTCTTATTCGTCTCGGTTACGCAGGGGATACGTAATAACCCATGCAAAGATTGTGCCAATAATTGCGTATCCAACAACAGTTTTTGCGCTTCCGTCGAGTACTACCCAGGCGATAAACATACCCAATAGCGTCCACAGTTGGTCGATCATGTCTTTTAGTATTTTCATACTGCATCCTTTCTTCGTCTAGTTCCCTTACTCTCACCAGAGGCGCCGCCTCCTCCGCCTCCACCTCCAGAACCGCCTCCACCAGTTGATCCACCAGTTGAGCCTGTTGAACCAGCCGCTGCTCCGATCGCATTTATCGCAGCACCTGCTGCAACAACGGTTGCAACAACCATCTCTGTTGCTTCTTCACGTTCTTCATCAGACATATCAGCACCTACACTTCCAAGTGCAGCAAGTGCTTCTCCTGGATCAGTAAACACGGATTCAAGAAGTGCGCCTGGGTCTTGCAGTAATTCAACTTGCACCGCAACCTCTGCAGTAATAATAACTTCATTACCATTCTCATCTTGTCTAACCTCAACAGGAGTTGCTGCTGGTAAGTCTTGGTATTCAATTCCTGCATTTTGAATTTGTTCTTTTGTCAACGTATCGCCAGGGGCAACAGAAGAGATAAGTGCTTCAGCAACAATTCCTCGTTCCGCAGTCGATAGGTTTCCATCCTGAGATGCCATGGCAACAATTACTGCCACATCCTCCTTGCTGACAGTACCGTCAGAGGCAAGAGCGTCTAAGACTGCATTCTGATCTGCTACTGAGAGTTTGCCGTCACTGGCTAGAGCATCTACAAGTTGTTCTGCCTCTTTAGCATCCACTTTGCCATCTTCTGCCATAGCATCTGCAATGTCAGAGATTTCTGATGCATCTAACTTTCCATCAGATAGCGCATCATCTACAACGGCTGTAACCTCTTCCTCTGGAGTTGGTTCAGGAGAAGGGTCGGGTTCAGGTGAAGGTTCAGGAGTTGGTTCGGGCTCTGGAGTTGGCTCAGGAGAAGGTTCTGGTTCTGGCTCAGGAACAGGCTCAGGTTCTGGGGTTGGTTCTGGCTCAGGTTCAGGAGTTGGCTCAGGATCAGGAGTTGGCTCAGGCTGTGGTTCAGGATCAGGAGTAGGTTCAGGTGAAGGTTCGGGTTCTGGTTCAGGGGTTGGTTCTGGCTGTGGTTCTGGGGTTGGTGTTGGCTCTGGTTGTGGTTCGGGAGTTGGCTCAGGTTCTGGAAGAGGCTGAGGTTGAGGCGTAGGTTCTGGCGTTGGAGTTGGTTGTGGTTCTGGTGTAGGTGTCGGCGTAGGTTCAGGTTGTGGTGTTGGTGTAGGAGTTGGTTCTGGAGTAGGAGTAGGTGATGGAGTTGGTTCTGGGGATGGTTCTGGGGATGGTGTTGGGTTTGGGGTTGGCTCTGGCTGCGGCTGTGGTTGTGGTTCTGGCGTGGGAGTCGGAGTGGGCGCAGGCTCTGGAGCGGGCGCGGGAGCAGGAACTGCATCAATAACTGTTTGCGCTGATTCAATAATAGTTGGTGCTGTTACCACTTTTTCAACCGCTGTAGATACAACTGCAAGGTTCTCAACTTTAGTAGCCAGTTCTGTTGTTGCAGTATTTAATGCGGTAACAGTGTTTGCAGAGACTGTAGCAATAGGAGCAATTCTTGACGCCGTTGTTGTGGTAGCAGCGTTAGTAGCCACAACACTTGTGATAGCAGCATTTAATGTAGCGATCTGTGCATTTGCAGCATCAATCGCTGTTTGTACTGATGCAGTGCTTGGATCTGGGATTGGGGTAAATGCAGCGCCTTGACTGATAGTCCCGTTAAATCCAGGACCAGAGTTAGTGTCTACAATTGGAGTGATTGCTCCACCAGCGGTTTCACGCACATTGAAGCGAGCACCATTTGGGATTGGGCCAGTAACACTTACATCGGCTGCCCATGCACCATCTGCTGGGTTTACATCCGCATTAAAACGAATCTGTGTCATCTGTGTCTCTGCAGTTGTCAAGGGGAAAAGACGTAAATCCCAGGCTACAGATAAGGTATTGGTAGTTGTAGAGTACGTAATACCAGAGCCGTTACTCCACGTAGTCCAGTCAAAACCAGCGATAGATATAGATGGAGCGTTAGGGGTCGTGTGATAAGTTCCGCCCTCATTAACACCGAAAGTGATCGTTGCGTTAGACCCAACAAACACATTGCTGTAGACAGTGTTTCCCATACGTAAATTAAAAGGCAAGTTCATACGAACGCCTGCATCGTCTACATTTGCTAACACATTTGTAGAAGCACCGATAGTTGCTGCTAATGCATTAACTGCATCTTGTGCATTGTTGATTGCAACGTTTGCTTGTGTTAACTCTGTTTGAGCAGTAGTACGTGTTGGAGCAACTGCGGCAACTGCAGTTCTTGCTTCTGTTACTGCAGTGTTTGCTTCTTGTACTTGAGTTGCTGCGTTCTGTACTGCAGTAGACGCTGTTGCTGCTTGTGCCGCTTCTGTTGCGACTTGAGTGGCGACCTGTGCAATAGTTACTTCTGGTGTGGGGGTAACACTGTTTGCTGGAGTAGATGCTGCAACTACTGCCTCAACTAAAGTTGTTGCTGCTGCTGTTACTGTTGCGGCTGCTTCTGTAGCCACTGTCTGTGCAGTTACAACCTCTGGTGTTGCTGTTGTTGCATCTGCAGGGATTGCCGCAACCGCTGCTGTCACTGCTGCTACTGCAGTAGTAACATCTTGGGTAACTGTTGTTGCAGTTGGTGCGATTGCACTGGTGTTTGCAACTTCTGCAACTGCTGCTACCGCTGTGGTTACTGCAGTGTTTGCTTGTGCAACTTCTGTGTTTGCAGTTGTAACTGCAGTCACTGCGGTTGATGCTGCGGTTGACGCTGCTGTAGATGCTGTAACTGCTTGTGCAACTTCAGTCGTTGCTGTAGCAAGTGCGGTGTTGACTGCTGCTTGGGCAGGACTAACTACCACCTGCTCTGGTGCAGGTGGAACTGTGTCTTCTGCATACGCTGTTGATTGACCTAGTAAATAAAGAAGTGTTGTGAGAAATAGTGTTGCGAATAAACGCACTGCTCTCAAGTTTTCCCCTCGGAATACTTATTGTCCTCTTAGGGAATTATAGCGCTTTGCCCGCTTTACGAATGACAAACTTAGAAGCAACGTTTTGTGAGTTTACAGATTCACCTTGTACACCTCTACCACGATTAGCCCATGAAACAACACTTGGCTCTGCTTTTGACTTGTAACCAAGGTTTGAATTAAAAACAAACTCTGTCTTACGTGGTGCTCTGTTTGGATTAGTTGTTAAAGTCTTTCGGTTTAATTGCGGAACTCTTTCTGTCATGTTCCTAGTCCTCCGATGTAACCTGCTGCTGTTCCACCGTTTCCTGCACCATTAGTAGCCTCAGCAGGTTTAGTTCCACGCTTCTTTGGTTGTTCTAATTTTCTACCTGTTGCATGTGGGTCAGTACCTGCAGTTAATGTGCCGACTCTGTTGGGATAGTTCTGGAACCAGTATCCTTCACCCGTGTAACCAGGTTCACGCTTTCTACCAAAACGACGACGCTGTTTTGCCTCGATCTCTTCGGCTCTACTAAATTGTGTAGATAAGTTTCTCAAGTTCTTTCCTTCCGCCGTAACACGACTTCCCACAGAGTAACGACCATAAGTACCACCAGGACCACCAAAAAGTCCTTTACCAGTTTCATATCTACCTTCCATAGTTAAACACTCCTTCTGGATCGTAGACAACTAATGCTGATGCAACTAACTTCGCACTCATCTCTCGGCCATGATGTCCACAAAAATAGAGTTCACCATTTACAAGTGTTGCTCGCACTAGCGCCTGTGCTCCACACTTATCGCAACGATCAAGTGCAGAAAGAGGATTGTGCGTAGTGGTAGTTGTCATTAGAAGAACCCTGGTTTTGCAAGAGGAAGATTTGCACCAGGTGCGTACTTGTTCTGTTCACCAGAGATCTTTGGGAGTTGTTTTTCATCGAACTTTGAACTTCTAGGCATTGCGCCAGCCATAGTGATGCTTCTCTGTGGTGAGAACTGCGCCATAGAAAGGTTTTGGTTCATGTTCCTATTTTGCCCCTTATTGGCCTCCGTGTAAGGACATAATGACTTCATGGATGATGCAGCCTACATTGCGAAGTTTTCTTGTAGTATATGCGGCAAACGATACGTAGTAATGACCCTCGCAAGAGATTGCGAAAACGATCACACAGACGGAGAAGATTAATGCCTAGATACGAGTACTCATGCATTCAGTGCGATTTAGATTACGAAAAAGAGCGTAGCATCACTGAGGCAGATCCTGGATATCACTGCGACAAGTGCGGCTACGCTCTTCAGCGTGTCTTTAATTCTTTCGGCCTCTCCTTTAAAGGTGGAGGCTTCTACTCAACTAGAGACTAGTTGTACTCTGGGTCGTCTTCTTTTGCAGGAGCAGTTTTAGTTTTTTTATCTGCTGCTTGACGAGCCTCAACTTCTACATCTGCAACTGTCTTTGCGCCCTTATCAACAGTTGAGAATGCTGCATTGATCTCATCAAGAGTTAGTTTTCCGTCGTCCATAAATGCACGAGCCAACTTCTCTACTACCGCTGCAACTGCTGTAAGACCAGCAACTGTGACTGCTGTGAGCGTATCAATGCCAGCGATCGCACCAGCACCGATTACTGAAAGACCGCTTGCTGCAAAGACTGCAACAATACGCATCAACACATTGTTTAAACTCTTCATAAGACTATTCATACCGATCTCTTTTCCCCCTCAGGATGTAGGTCTTATTATCAGTCTTGTTGGATGCCCATACGTTCTAAATACAGTTCTTTTTTGCTCATTAGGTACTCTTCAATGCGCTTGTACTGTATTTGGGTCTGTTCTTGGGTTGCTTGAATCTGTTCTTCTGTCATCTCTTTATTTAAATCCTTAAAAGTTTCTACGGCCAGATCTAGATTGGTCTTGGCCATTGCTGCCTTGAGTTGTGCCTGTTTCCAGCAGTACTCGGCATGGTCTTGTTTTCTCTGTAAACGCTTATCTTGTGTTTTTGACATTCCAAAATCTTAACATAGTAAAGGAGCCGTTTCTGCGTGCTCATGCTCAGGAGCCACTTATTCAGTTGTGTGACTAATCTAACTCACAACTGATGTGATCCGCATCACAAACAGTTACTTATATTGTTCCTTGACTAGAAACGGCCCAGATGTGTTCATATCTAGTTTCTCAGAAATGGCTAGAGCCTTGAGAGGCTTTGCACCTGCATGAAGTGCCCCAATAGCATAAGAAGAGCCAGAACCTACTCCGTAGATTCCATCATCACTCATACAGATAGAGCAGTCATCGGCAACATCAAATACCTCGCCACCAACTGCCACTAGGAAGTTAAAGCGATTGCCATCACCTTTTCCGTCGCCCTTACCCTCTGCAAAGTCATAGCCATTCTCTGTCAAGCATTTTCTGAGAGAAGGCATCACTTTAGCAATCATGAAGTGGTAAATGTCTTGGAGATCTTTTGCCGTTGGTTTTGGCGGATTCCACAAGTGCTGTGCAATATCGCAAGGTGCAACCTCTCCAGAACCAGCAATCAGATAGCCATTGCGTTCTGTAATCTTTTCCATTCGAGGATGGTGGTAGATGCGACCGTCATCACCTGTTACCTGGTTATCGGCAGCAAAAACAACTTTATCTTCGTACTGCACCGCTACGATCGTTGTCATAACCACTCCCTAATAGAAGAACCCCCCAAGGATACCATTAGGTATCGATGGAGGGTTCCAAGTCTAAAATGTCCGATTAGAGCAATTTGACCAGTTCTGCCCATGTCTTAGGGCCGATGATGCCATTTGAGTCTACGAGGTCGTTATTATCCTGGAATGCGATGACAGCCTTGCGTGTGGCTGGACCGTAATCGCCGTCTGTAGCCAATCCTAGGGCTTCCTGGACAATCTTGACAGATTCTCCCTTGGCACCTGGCTTGATCTGTCCTGGGAACGGTGGAGCCTGTGTGACAGGCACATCTACGTTTACCTCGTTGCCCTTGTAGTTAGGGCGACCCCAACCAACGATGGATACAAGAACCTTCTTCTTATTGGTCTTGAATGCACGGACCTGGTTGCAGACTTCGCCACCATTACGTTGGTCGCCTCGTTTCTTGCCAGATGTATTGCCTTCGATAGCAGTAACAACGCCATCAGAGTCAATACCTGTGCAGATACCTACGTGAGAAATTCGATTGACGCCGTCTCCTGGGAAATCAAAATACAGAATGTCTCCTGGTTGTGGTGATTGACCGCAGTCTGCATCAAACCATGTGCCCATCTTCTTAAATGCTGCAGCCCCTGCAACAGTAGAGACGGTATTAGGAATCTTTACGCCAGCCATGTGGCCGCACCACATAACGAAGGAACCGCACCATGGTAAGAAGTTCGCCTTGGTGAAAGCGCCGTACTTGGTCTCGTTATCTTTAGGGCCTTCAATAACCCCAACTTCTTTCTTTGCAACTTCAATGATCGCTGCTGCTGTGCCTTTGTCAGCCATGATTCTCCTAGCCTGGAATAGTGTCGTTAAACTTGTCGAGAGGAATTCGCCACGAATTCTCTGGAGCATAATGATACTCGTCCTTGGTGCACTCTTCAGTAGGAAGCCAGCCATAAACCTCGACCTCTGAGTAGTAATCACGGTCTAGAACCCGTGCCCCTACCAGAATGACCCCTGGCCTGATGTCCTTAGGAAATACTGGGATCTCGTCCTTAGTACGGACTGACTTAACCTCATAGCATGGCATTACATCAGGAAAGTCTTTTCTGAAATAATGTTCCTCATTGGTGTAGAACGGAAATGTGAAGGGCTGCTTGTATAACTTAGCAACTGCATACTCTGCAACGATGGTTCGTACATTCGCCGCAATTTCTGGCTCCAAATACTTCTTATTGTCACCCGCATAGTTAGGGCGATCAATACTACCGAACTTCATCATCCATCGGTTCAACGCAATGTCTGCACATGCACGAACTTCTTCTTTAGATAGTTGAACAATCACACTTGACCTCGTACTACCTTTAGTACCCATTCCATCGCTGTAAATACAGCGTATTCAGTGTCATCGACTGGAGGTAGCATTCCCTCTAGTTCACCTTCAATACGTTGTGCAATCTCTTCACGTATTTCTTTTTCTCTAATTTCCCAAGTCTTCTCCATCATGCACGACCAAAGTCATCCTCAAGGCGCACAATGTCATCTTCGCCAAAGTAGAGACCTAATTGCGTCTCAATAAAGACAAGATCTTCTGTTCCAGTATTAGCAATACGATGAGCAATATTCTGCTCAATAATAAATGCGTCTCCACCTAATGCCATTGATTGAATGCCATCTAGTGTTACGGTGCCTGTTCCAGAAACAATCACCCAGTATTCAGAGCGTTGTTCATGTGTCTGATAGGAAAGGCGTTGACCAGGATGCACAACGATGCGCTTTACCTGGTGAGTGTCAGATGTTGTTAGTACTTCGTATGTTCCCCAAGGGCGGTCTGTAATCATGCCCAGACCCTATCACAGGATCAGTACTCTTCTGGCTCTGCCTTACGAGGTGGGACTTTGCCACCGACCTTGCGTGCCCACGCATCGCCCTTGTCAGTGCGGAACGTAGAGTGTTGAGGAGACTTGATGCCAGTATCGGATGCGAGTTTGGTTGCCTTCTTATACATAGAGGTCGCAACACCGAGACCTTGCATGCGCCCGATCACGTTGATGTTGTCGATCTTGCCACTCTTCTTGTGCCAGTCCATATGACCTAGGTAAGAACCTTCTGAGTCACGAGCCTCCATAGTATGAAGACTAGGGTGCTGCTGTGTAGCGCCAGGATGAACATAACGAAACTGAACGCCCGACAGATTTCTTGGCTCTGATGGATCGTGATCTGGTTCTCTAGGTGTCTGCTTCATTAGAACCCCTCCTTAAATCGGCCGTGCTCATCCCACTCGTTATTGTCGGCATCACCTGTAGTGCGATCACTGTAAGCATCGTGGCTTCCAAATTTCTCGTAGAGGTGCTCTGATGCAGGTGATACGCGATTCTGCCAATGGATGTCTTTGTCAGGGTATGCCTCGTACACATGCTTCATGACGTTCTGAGCGTGCCCTTTGCCCTCTTCGTGACTCTTGAGCCAGTTGACATACACGGTGTCATCACCCTTTGGATGATTGATGTCAGCGTATGCGACAACATTGCCAGTCTTGTCATGTAATTGATGACTAGTAGTCTCTTTGTCTAGAGACTTAGTGGTGAACTTAAACTGCTGTGGATTAAGATTCATTTGCGCTTCTTTGGTGTGAAATGCTCGTGCTCGTGCCCGACCTCAAATTTTCCGTCCTCATGCATACGCATGTGCATCTTGTGATGCTGCTCGTAGTCATAGGTCGAAATGCCATCACCGCCGAATGATTTTGCGTTTGCGTCCCCGCGACCTTTTGTGTGCCACTTCAAGATATGCCATCCGATTGAGTGACCTTCTTGATCAGGTACCCACTTCTTTGCGGGTTGGTCGCCAAACTGTGCATTGTTAAGATTGTCTGGCATGACTACCTCGCTTCACAGATGCACTTGCAGGTATCTATTGTACAGCAGCCATACATCATGTCATGGTCACATAGACGACATTGCTTCTTATCGTCGCTCACTCGTCACTCATCTTCTCTCCACGAGTGACGTAGCGCTTGACGCCCTTTACTCTGAAGCCCTTATCAGAGGTTATAGAGTCCTTACTCCACCAGGACATATCTGTCAGTGTCTTGTCCGTCTTTAATGGCTCGACTTCATAGACAGGTGATACCAGAGACTGCTGATGCCATCCCTTTTTATTATCTCGTCCTCGGTAACCTGTGTTCATACGATCAATGACGTGATCTGCTGCTCGCTCTGGATTAGTTCCTGCCCATACAACACGATCATTACCTGGGCGGATTATTGTTCCAGGCTTCATCGTCTCTGCGGTAGAGCCGTGGAACAACTCTGGAAACTGCTTAGGGGATAGGTTGCTCATGCTTTAGTGCTACTTGCTGTATTGGATGCATCTGATGGTGGGACCATCTGCATCGCTACATTAACGTATTTATCGCTAGGCATTATCTTGGCGCCAAATTGTTCTTGGGATAGGTTACTCATACTCGTGACTCCCTATCGCTCTTGCGTTCTGGCAAATTCTCTTGTGTAGACGCTGCCCATGCCTGTCCCTCATCGCTTCGGCGCTCAGAGTGAACAGGAGCGTTCAACCCCTTCTCCTTAGCCATTGTGCGAGATTGCTCTAGCATGGAGGTAGCGATACCTTTACGACGATGTGGCTTACTGACAAATACTTCTTGGATCTTTCCTGTTGCTTTTGCCCACTCTAACTTTCCCACTGGCTTGTTATCTACATGGGCTAGTACTTGATGCCCACCTATGGTGTTAGTGAATGAGAACTGAATCGGATTGAGGTTACTCATTGCCGTGCTCTCCTAAAACCATAAATCCAGATTGAGAGATGTAGTGAGTCTCGTGCTTGAACTTGCCCTTCTTAGTCTTCACATCATCTGCAAGTGGAGTTACTCGATAAACTTTATTTGGGCCGACTTCACCCTCTGGCATCTTTGTATGACCAAATAGGTCGGCAGAGCCTGGATCACTTGTTGCATAGGCTAAGCCACTTGACCCTGGTAATACCAGGCCATGCTTCAATATCGCTCTGGTTCCGTGGTACATAGGACCAAACTGCTGCTCAGAAAGATTCTGACGACTCATATGCTCCACCAAGTTAACTCTTGTGGATGATCGATGATGTACTCTTTCCAGGCGCGATGCTTTTGATTTGTCTCGGCCCAGTTTGTTTCATGAGTGCTAGAGCCGCAATGTGGGCATAGATCGGCACCGACCATCTGATACACGTGTACACAGGTCATCCGTGCTCCACAGGAATGAGCATATTAGGATCAATGTCATGCGCTGCCGCGATGCGATGGTGACCATCTCCGACTGTCTGACCAAATTTGGCGTTGTGGCTTACATAGACAGGAGTAGATACACCCTGGGCCTTTATTGAGTCATAGAGCCCCGTCATACGAGACTCACCTAACTTCTGACCCATGACCTCTTTCTCTACCTGCGCCGCAGGTGTTCTGCCTGCATCCCATACCTTTGCCGCTTCAACATCGAGCAAGGTGGAGCCTCGTAACTCTTTGGCTGTCTTGTACATGTCCAACTGCTGCCACTGGCGTCCGAGGTTGCTCATTGATAGCCTCGCTCCGACTTAGCCTCCTGCAGGTCGTTGTGATACTTGACTGGGAAGATGTGCTGCTTAAACTGTTCTGCTGACAATGCAACTCTGTGATGACCACCTAGTAACTGCTGCTTTCCTACTGCTGGGTCGGCATGAGCCTCTACTGGAACATAGCCTTGTATCCCGTGTGTCTTTGCAACTGATTCGATAGATGTCTTTGGGCCGATTCCCATGCTGCGGAGTGCTGGTCCGTTAAGACTGCGCCAGCCGCCGTAGCGATCTTGCTTGAATGCATCCTTGCCATAACGCTGCTCACCAGTCTGCTTCGACTCTTTGAGTTTGCGATCCCATAGTTCGCTATCGGTCTCTTGACGCTCACCGATATCGTACTTGTTGGCTTTTTCTTTCTTTGGAAGATTGATTGTGTCCTTGTCACCTTGGTGAGGGGCGAAGTGAGTCTTGATCTCTTCACCTGTCATGAACATAGGCTGATATCCAGCCTTCATCGCCTTACCTAAGTCTTTGGGAGGCGTCATCTTCTTCATGTGCTTATTGTTGCACTTAGGCTACTGCCTTGAGTTGTTACTGAGAAAAAATTTTAGAGGGCGTCTGAAGCCCATAGTACAAGTGCAGTAATCACTAACGCGATTACCACGATTACTAGGCCGATCAATTTTGACCATCTGTCATTACATGTACGCCGTCCGTGGAGGGACTTCGCCACCTGCTTGCTTAGCCCAGATCTCACCCTCGTCACTTCTATCCTCTGAGTGCTTCGGTTCTGCTAGGCCCTGCTCTCTAGCAGCCTTGTGTGCCTCTTGAAATAAGGTGTTAGCCACTCCCATGCGGCGATACCTAGGCTTAACACCGATGTTTATGATCTCTCCGCTGTCTTTGTTCCATTGGATGCTGCCCATCTCCCGTGCCTTTTCCGTACCAGGCTCATGAGAGTACATAGCAACAGCGTGTGTGTTGCGTCCGTAGTTAGAATACTCGTTGGCAACACTCCTGTAGGCGTGTGGCTCGAACTGATGGAAGTTCAGAGTGGGCAATTCTGTCGGTTTTACCGACCAGCGACCGTCTCCTGAGTCAAATTCAGCCATTTTTGCTCTCTTGGTCCTCTTGACAAGGGCATTTTGTGCTGCAGCAAGGCTCAGAAGCCATAGATAGGGGCTTAATCTCGCTCATGTAACTCCTTTATGTGGTTCTTTGCCTCTGCTGAGGACTTAAACGTGCCTAAATCCTCTGAACCCTTTGTCAGGGCCCAATTTCCTCGATCAGCCTTCTTAATGGTGTGACCGCAACAGGACTTGATGCCCTGTTGGTGCTCCTTGTAGGAGCCGTCAACCCAGCCTCCACCGTACTTAAAGGTGCTGAAGGAGGCTTTATGGTCGAATTGACTCGATAGCGGCGCACTCATGTTGTGCCTCCGTGGTGCTGTTCAGCGATTGACTTAGCGTGTTGGATCGTGTTAGTACGCTCATCTGGCGAGTACTGTCCAGGCCAAGTGACATTCCAACCACCTAGAGCACTTTTTGAGATCTCCATACCGCAACAAGAGGTGTAACTTCCAGGAAAATCCCGCTTTACGCCAAACTTGTGCCCTGTGCCATGGCTGAATTCGTCATTCTTGCTCATGTGGCCCATTCTGACACCTTTCGGCTACTGCCTCAGGCTAAAAGTCAATTCTTGGGTCTCCGACCTGGCCGACCCATGGCACGCACTCGCTTAATGGTGGGGGGGTCATCGATAGTCGATCATGTTCACATCATCACCTGACTACTAATCAGGTGCGATGTTGTTAACACACGCTTTGTTATCAGGTTGTACCAATGATCTGATGACAATCTTGGTGACGATGCAACGATGCAACTTCGGCTACTGCATTCTGAATCAGATCGCCTGTGTGCATACCACCAGCCTGTCAGCCACTCCACCCACTTGTTATCAGGTAGTTAAGTAACTATTGATCTCTTGTCATCTCATTCACATAGTTAGTTACCTGTTGTCATGTGTATCAGGTAATCGATCTCTGTAATCATGTTGTACCAACACTCGGTACTAGATCACTCACCTAGCAATCAATCAATGTATCTATCTCTCTATCTTTATCTCTATCTAGTCATCACTATCGTTATTTTGTATCAGGGGTGCTATCGCCCCCCTGTGACCCCCCATACTGAGAATGAGTGCGCTCTAAATACTCAATCGCTTTCTTCATCACTTCGACATCATCTTTCAACAAACCAATTCCCCTGTTGCAGTTATTGCACAGATACCCACGCACTCGATTAGTTTTGTGATCGTGATCTACCGCTAACTTTTTTGTTGTGTTCTCTTCATGTATTCCACAGATCGCACACTTGTAATCTTGATCTTCTTTCATCACTAACAATTCTTGGTAACTGATTCCAAACTGTCGTGGCAATCTCTTCATTCGCTTTCGTGACGATCTACAACTCATGCAAATCTTTCTGAAATAGCCATGACCTGTTTTCTCATAACGATCGAGTGGCTTCTCAATTCGGCACTCTCGGCATTCACGCATCGAACTAATGTAATTGAACTTTCAACTATTCGCTCGGACTTACTTTCAGCACTAGCGATCTTGGCGAGTTACTTCGGCTATGTGACCCCGATCACATCTCACGCTCAAACTCGATCAGGCTACCTCACGCTCAATAGCCCTAATTCGGCTTCTATGGGCTCTCTCAGGGCTTTACCCCCAATACTGGAATAAGAACCCTATTCATAAGGCGATCGTGTCTCTGTGGCTGATCTGAAAGGGGCGATTTATCTCGATCAGGATTAACAGGAATCTCGGCACGCCTGAGTAGTAGGTATGAACAGGGTGTACCAACTTGTCGTACAGGTATGCCATACTTCTCTCAGTAGCGCACTCGATGTGTGACTTCCGATTTCAGAATCCTCTAGGGGCAAATCGGAAAATCATTCAAAGTGAAAAAAGCGAATCGTTAAAACTGGTAACAGGCTTTAACAATAATTTAATAATAAATAAACATCGGTGTACCAACCTGCGAAAGATTTCCCTTAGTGGACAGTACTTGGGTGACGATCAATTTATTTATTTATTATTCATAGTGACTAAGAAACTGCGATTTATTTATTCGGTATTGATTACAACTAGTAATCAGTTACTAAGGCAGAAAGTGTGCGGTCGGACTATACGATGCAATAACACCGAAATAAATAATCGATTCGATCATGCTTGCTACGGCGATGCGAATGTAACTAGTAATTACATTCAAGCGGTATTTCAAGGGCGCGGATTAACGATCACGAAACTGATTGTGAATAGCAGTAGGGCTTAGGGAATGAAGTGTGGAGATCGTCATGTAATTAGTGACGGAATGTTTCTACTAGTGAATGCAGGTGGTAACCAATCCAACCGATTGCACATTGAAACTAATTACAACAACAACGATCAGCACTTCTGCTTATGTGTTAATAGTGATCGATCACCATAAATAGTCAGCGAACTATCTTGGTGATCGATCGCTATGAATACATAACTCGATGTATTCAATCCACTAGTAACTACAAAAGGAAACGGAAAACAAAATGAAACAACAAACATTCATTGATTCAAAGGGCAACATCGTTGCTCGCGGTCGTATTACTGAGATCGCTATCGATCTACTACTAAATGACGGAACTCGCTTCTACTCAACTAAATCAGATAACTACACATTGGACTTCATCAAACAACTCGACATTGTGAAGGTTGCTAAATAATGTCGATCATTCTTAATTGCGCGATCTGCGATAAACCTTCAACCGATCTATGGTTCGTAAAACTAAATGACAAACCTGCACTTATTTGCCGATTATGTAATGGAGAAACTAAATGAGGTTCTATTGCGACTATTGCTCTAAAGAAAAAACTAATAGCGTATTTCCTAATCTGTTAAAAACTAATCAGGAAACAATTATGAACGGAATCTCAGTTTGCGATCATCACAAACAAACTGCAATAACAAAATTGATTAACTTAAAAATGTACAAGGAGATAACTAAATGACAACAACACGCACATCAAACGCAAAGGCTGGCGATCTAATTGCTGATCGCGTTGGCTTTACTGGTAACAACCTCT